TCAGCCGCGAATGACACCGTATCCATCGTGCGAGAATGGCGTGAACGCGTCGACACGCGGAGAACCGGGCTCGTGCCGGATCGAACGGTCGGTGCCAAGGCGCTTCTCCTCGCGCAGCTGCGGTACTTCGCTCAAATCGTAAGGCGTGGTCTGATAGACCCAGTTGAGCCAGTTGCGCCACAGCAGGTTGGCGTGGGCGCGCCAGGCGAACAGCGGTTCGAGCTTCGGATCGTCGTGCGGGAAATAGTTTTCGGGGAACGGCACGTTGGTCATGCCCTTCTTCATATCCCTCTCGTATTCCTCGGCGAGCGTGTACTTGCCGTATTCCCAATGGCCGAGCGCGAACACTTCGGAGAAGTCACGCGTGGCGATGAGCCCCGGGCCGGACTTCGGACCCCACGTGAGCACCTGCAGCTCGGGATTATGGGCGATATCACCCTCGTTGACCCCCGCCAGGCGGGAATGCGGTTGCAGGCAGATCTCGTCGAAACCGTTGGTGAGGAAGCAGTATTCGTCCTGCAGATACTGGGGGAACACTCCAAAGAGCTTCTCCGGCAGCAGCTCCTTGCGCACGCCGTACCGATAGTTGAGCGCGCCCATCGCGCCCCAGCACAGGTACATGGTGGAGAAGACGTGGGTGGATGCCCAGTCGAGAATCTGCTTGAACTCGTCCCAGTAGTCGACCTGCTCGAAATCGAGGTGCTCGACGGGCGCTCCCGTCACCACAAGACCGTCGTAATAGTTGTCTTTGAACGCATCGAGCGTCTCGTAGAACTTCACCAGATGGTCGGCGCTCACGTGCGTGGCCTCGTGGGTGGAGGTCTTCATGAAGTCGACCTCGACCTGCAGCGGGCTCTTGGAGATCAGACGCAGCAGTTGCGTTTCGGTCTCGATCTTCTTCGGCATGAGGTTCAGGATCACCAGCTTGAGCGGACGCACACGCTGGCGCTCCGCTTCGGGCTTTTCAAGCGCGAAGATGCGCTCGGAGTCGAGAATGTCTCTGGCCGGAAGGCCGCTGGGAATCTTGATAGGCATGTTTCCTATTATGGTGCGGACCCGGATATGGCGTATTCGGCGGTTTTCATCGACGGTCCGCAGCGTTATACGAAAAACGGATAACGCGTTATCGGATATGCGATTCCACTAGCAGCGCAATATGCGACACGCCGATTTGACTTATTAGCCAACATCCGTAAAGTAGTTAGAGCTGCCTCAATGAAGACAAGCCGACGCGGGGTGGAGCAGCTCGGTAGCTCGCTGGGCTCATAACCCAGAGGTCCATGGTTCAAATCCATGCCCCGCTACCAATTGACCGTCGTTCCCATTATCGGAACGGCGGTTTTTTATATATTCCATGGCTTTTGCTGGCGTTAAGTTCTCATCCAGCAAAGCCATCAACGGGACGCCGAAGAAATCGGCCGCCGCGCAAGTTTCGTCAATGGTCCAATCAGCCTTGCTCTGAAGCCTCGACGCCATCGATTGCGGCGAGAGCCCCATTGCCTTAGCAAGGTCCTTCTTCATTAAACCGCTGTTGGACAAGATCATGTTCGTATTCATCGCAACAACGTCCTGCCTGCGCAATGTAGCGCTCGGCTGAATATCTAGCATTGTCATGAAATTCATTTTACTACGGTTTTAGCGTAGTACTCGGCGTGTTGGCTACGTCATATGGTTAATCTTTGGTCTAGAACTTCATCAAATCTTTAGTCTGAAAGTTTTTAAATGATTAGTCAGATAAGAAAACTCATGAGAGACAATCACGTCACACAGCGCGATCTGGCGCATGAGCTAGGCGTCTCCGAGCAGGCCATCAGCGACAAATTCCATGGCCGCTCAAATTTCACGTTGCGTGATGTGTCGCGCATAGCCGACTTTTTCGACGTTTCCACTGATCTCGTGCTTGGCCGAGAGCCATTGGGGGTGAAGTGATGATGATCCATGATGCTGCCGGCTCCATTGTCGTGGTCTCGGCTGAATCCGTGAAGATGGCTGGCGAGGGTTGCATTGTCATTAACGCCCGCGCCGTCTACGTCCACAATCAATCTTTGACTTCTGGCCAAGCTGCGATCGTCAAGCGCGGCATCGCGACCATACTTGACGATCCTGAGGCTTTAGAAAAGCTGAAGCGGGAGCACGGCATCTCCGGCGTCGATTTGCCACCACGGCACAGCACTGGGGTTGATGGTGATGGCATGGATGCTCATATCGGGGAATCTGACCGTTTGGACAAAACTCCTGTCGGAACGCAGCCGCTCAGTGAGCTCGCCGACCGTTGCGGCTGTGGCTCCTGTCACGGTCAACGGCGTGGTCGTTCCCAGGTAAAGAACGAAGTTGAACGTTGCTTCGTCGCTCATTGTTCTTCCTTCCTTCGTTGTTTGAAAGGTTTGGTTTGTTGTGCGATTACAAGCCTATCGCTGCGGAGGAAGGAGCCTAACCGTCCATCCATGAATCAAGGAGCAGTGAAATGAGCGTCACAGTCAAACGTGTGGACAGGAAAAGCAGTCAACGTTTTTACGAGCTGATCGTTGAGACGGCAGAAGTCACCGTGCGCGTCCCGTTCAACGGCTACGAGCTTGACGATCTTGAGAAACAGATCGACCGATGCTTCAACGAGGAGGATTGACCGTGAAACGTTTCATCAAGACCGTCCTGCTGCTGCTGGCAAGCCCGTTCGTGATCCTCATGCTCGGGCTTGTCCTCGCCATTGTCCGGGCTGGTGATTTCCTCACCGACGACGACTGACGGCATCCGATAACTTCAGAGCCCTTGACCCAGCCGAAGGTCGGTTGCTGGGTAGGCGTGATAAAGCACCCGGCCGCGCCTTGCCCAGCGCGTTACAAACACGCTCGGAATGCCGGGTGGTTACCACGGCCCCAGCGGGGAGCTATGCGGGTGTATACAGATCGCTTCACGGCGTCTTGTTCGGGCGCAACTGGGGACCATCGCCGGCATACGTGCCGGGCTGTGCGGCGAGACCTTGTGCGCGGCTTCGGCCGCTGACCTATGCGACGGCGCGGCTCCGTTACGAAGCAACCTTGCATGGCGAACCCTAACCCGGAAAACACTTGAGCAATCTTGTGTTTTCCGCTGGGTTCCCCGCTCTAACGCCCCACCACCCGAAGGGCACATCATCCACAATTCTTATCCACTTATCCACAATATGAAACGAGGTTCGAGACATGGGTTATTCGGTTGATTACAAGCCAACAAACCGCCGACGCGCCAAGAGGACGGTGCCGAAGAACAAGGCACAGCGCACGAAGGACATCAAGAACGCCATTCGATGGAACATCAGGCAATTGGAGCACGACACTGCTTCTACTGCCTACATCCAGCGTCCCTTGATTATCAGCATTCTTCGTCTGAACCGCATCAGTCCGCACGCCGACCCGTCCGGTGACAACACTTTCCAGCAGCTGATTGCCGAGGGTTGGGTGCCGCGCCCGGAGCGTTTCGCCGGCGTGCAGTGGTTCGGCCGCGACGATCTGTTGCAATCACTCAAGGCTTACGTGAGGGCGTGACTATGCGGGCGAAACTGAAACTAGTGATCGAGGAAACCGACGACACGGGTACCATCACAACCACGTTGCCGCTGGCGTTCGCCATGCATGACGATATGTGGAACCCAGTGGCCGGCGTTTACGACAAGCTCAAGAGCGACCATAGGTGTTTGCGCTTCGCCACATGGTTGATTCCGGCCATCACCGAAGCGATTGCGCAAGCGAACTGCGGCACCGACCAAGATTCTGAGGCCGGCATATGAACCCACGCGCGAAGCTCACGGCCAAGCAGGCGGCCCGATATCTGGGCGTGAGCGAAAGCCTGTTGCGCAAGTGGCGCGGCGAACATTACGGCCCGGTGTTCTACCGGCCCACGGACGCGCCCAACTGCCCAGTGCTGTACGAGTTGTCGGACTTGGACATGTTCGTAGCGCAGCGCAAGCGCAAGGCGGCCCAGAGTGCCGCGTAGGCAAGTAGTCGCCCCGTCAATCCGTTCGGCCGAGATAGCGGCGTGGGGCAACGACTGTTGGTTGGAACTGCCCGGCTGCACGAAGGTAGGCACCGAAGACGACCATATAGTGCCCCATGCGCATGGCGGCAAGGACACCGTGCCGAACCTACGACGCGCATGCAAGCATTGCAACGCCTCGCGGCAAGACCGCGTGCTGTATGGCTATGGCTGCCGTTTGCACATGATCGTGTGCCCACCAGGCTCATGCGACCGGGAGGCCGTGGACTACATAGCCCAGCACGCGAAGCCAAGCGACCCGGTTGTGTCGTGGGCTTCGCTGGCCGTCGCCATGCGCGTGGACGAAGCGGACATGGAGCAGCGGCGGGCCGTGGCTATGGCATGGTCTGCCGCCTACCGCCAGTTCGCCAAGAGCCGCGCGCCGTTGGACGTGTGGCTGGTGCGCACCATACCAGCCAGCCGCAAGCACCCGCAGATGCTGGCCGAGTGGATAGCGCTGGACTACGACATACAGGTGCTGGACCCCGGCTATGCCGAGAGCATGGCACGGGCACGTAACGACATGTACCGGCAGCTGGTGCGCCAGTGGTACGCCCTCCACCTGTCACAAGAGACGATAGACGCGAGGCAAGCGGCCCGCCGCCAGCGACTCGCGGCCCTTGGCTTGCGTTCCATGCCATCTTCGGTGCCTTCATCGCGCCCGGAATGGTGATTTTTTAAACTCACGGCGCCGGGAAAGACCCCGCGCCCAGTTTTTTCTCCCCCCAACACGGGAGGAAAAACTAGGCGAAAACGTTGGAACATCAAGGAAAAGAAAGGATACGGATAAATGAGTCAAAACACGTTCGACATTTTCGACGATACCGCCGGCCGGCACGTCGGGCAACAGGAAAAGGCCACCCGTCGGCTGATCGAGAGCCTTACCGAGCGTTCGGGCGGCGACCTTGACCCGTTCGCCACCACGCTATGCGCCAGCCTGTTGTCCTTGGCCCAGAACATCGACACACAGCGCAACGCCGGCAAGGAGATCAGCCGCAACATGAACACGTACTTGGACAACGTGCAGCGCCTTCAGGACATGTACCCGCCGGAACCGAAGGTGGACGAAGACTTGGCCGCCTACTTGGCCGAGGCGAAGGCATGACCAGGGAACCGTCGCTTATGCGAGCCGGAACGCGCCGCGACCCATCGCGCCGCACAGACGGCAACGTGGTGGCGCGCACTGCCGAACTGTTGGGCAAACCGTTGTTGCCTTGGCAACGGTACGTTGCCGACGTGGCCGGAGAACTGGACGACGCCACAGGCACGTACCGGTATGACACCATCGTGCTTACCACGCCCCGCCAGTGCGGCAAAAGCACGTTGATAGACACCGAGGACACGCGCAACGCCCAGCTTGGACGCGATAGAAAGATCTATTACTTGGCCCAGACCGGCAAGGACGCCGAACAGCACTTCAAGGAATACGTGAAACAACTGAGGGACAGCCGGCTGGCACCGCTGGCCCTGAAGCCACGACTGAGCAACGGCGGCATGGAACAGCGGTTCACCAACGGCAGCTTCATACGCCCTTTGGCCGTCACGAAGGTGGCCGGCCACGGCGTGCAGATGGACAAATTCACCTTGGACGAGGCGTTTAGCCTGACCGAAGAGGCCGGCTATATGATCTTGGACGGCTTGGGGCCGACCATGAACACCCGCTTAAGGTTCACCGGCGTGCAACCACAGATGTGGATTACATCGACCGAAGGCACGGCCGCTTCGACGTTCTTCAACACTCTGTTGGACGGCTTGCGCGCCGGCGACGTACCCGAACGCACGGCGTGGTTCGACTTCGGCTTGCCCGACGACGAAGACCCCGAAGATCTCAAGGCCGTGGCACGCTGGCACCCGACCGCCGGCCTGTTGTGGGACTTGCGCCAGTTGGCCGACTTCCGCCAGCAGTTCGGGGACAACAAGGCCGGTTGGGCGCGAGCCTTCGCCAACCGGCGCGACGTGGGCATAGCCGAGCGCATCATATCGGCCGACCTGTGGAACGCCACCACATGCTGGCCGATAGCGCCCGGCGACTTGGCCGGCCGCCCCGTGGTGTTCGGTGCCGCCGTGGACGTTGACGCCACCCACACGGCGATTAGCGCCGGAATATTGGAACACGACGGCACCGTTAACGTGCAGTTGCTCAAGGTGCTGGACGGCACCGGCGCGGCACCCAATGAGATAACCAGGCTGTGCGCCACCTACGACGCGCCCCTGTGCATGGACTCGCGCGGCCCGAACGGCGACTTGTGCGACCGGCTGAAGGCGTTGGCCGACATCAACGGCGACCCGGTTGTGCGTTTCGTGGACATGCAAGCCGGCGATTTTCTCAGCGTGGGCCAGTCGTTCGTGAGCGGCCTTGAGAACGGCACCGTGCGGCACGCGGCAGACACC